TTTCATCTTATGTCCTTTCAAATGGAAAGAGGGGGCCACGTAACATACGCAGCCCCCTATGGTTAGAATCAGCAGATAAGACATCAATCTCATCACGCTGGGACTCCGACAAGGTCGGTAAAGTCGATCACGTGAGTTTTCTCAATATGAGGCTCAACCAGAGCACACGAATCGTCATAAGTTCCGATTTCCCACAGCTCATAATCACCGGGGTGTTTGCCATATTGATGGTCCGGGTTATTGGCAAGTTCGCCAAAGGCTCGACAAGCGACCCCGGTATTGTGCAAGAAGACAGGCGGATTGTAGATCTTGGCTTTTTTGTCAAACACACTGTAGATTTTCGTCTTCATTTTCGTAAGTCCTCACTAACCTAGATAGTTTTGATTGCAACACCTTCTCACGAACGCGAAGGCGAGCAGCAGTATTATCGTCAGAATTCAGCATGGAATCCAGCTTTCTTTTGTTCTTGATTTTCAGATACTCCTCTGGATGGCTTAATTCGTACAAATTGTCGTAAAATCGAGGAGCTTTGAAAGATTTTCCGCCCGAAGTTACGAAGTCTTTTGGGAAAACGGAGGAAGGGTTTTGCTTGAACCAGGCGGCGGCGATCCCTGGCCGACGAGACATAGTGGTGTATTCCGGTTGAAGTTGGTACTCTTCCCCGGTCTGTAGGTCGTACCGTTTGTAATAATCGTCGGCGAGCTTCCCGTTCATTTTCTTGAGGATATACCGAGCGACGTAGGCAGCAGAGTCGACAGTAACATGTCCTACCATTGAGTATCCGAAGGGCCATAATTTCTCCAATTCTTGAGAGCGGTAGTAATGATTTGTACCCCGACTCTCGAGAAGTACCTTGTCAGGGAAATCAAAGTTAAATATACAAGCGTGGTGGTGAGGGCGAGAAAATTTAGCCCCATACTCACCACAATGAAAGTACCGAATAGGATAGTGATACTCAGTGGAGTCGAGTTGATCGGAGGTGAGAACATAACCAGTACCTTTCGAGACAGGTTGCAAACCTTCGAAGCGTTTGCGAAGACGTTTCATAAAGTTTTGGAAATCAGACTTAACAAGAGTTCCACGCGAGTTGATAGTATCCTCATTAAAAGTCAACGTGATGAAACAGTTATTCTCAAAGAGAGAGCTTTCATGGATACAACGAATAGCCCAAGCCTTGGAGCGATCCATGCGGCAGCCAGAACAGTTAGAGCAAGGGAGAAGGAGAGTTTCGAAGGGGCAGTCAGATACGTCAGAATGGTTGAAGCAAATCACAGACTTGCCATTATCGGTTTTTTTATTGATTGCCCGGTAGGCTTTAATAGGGTGATAACATGTCATACAAAAGCCTCCGTAATATTATCCAAAGGGGGCCGCCCCTCCAACCGAAAATCGGTCAGCCCTCAGTTGCTTGCGCAGGGCCGACGCGATTTTAGGCCGAAGGGGCTACAGCCCTCGCTGTCGTGAGTTAGAGTCGATAGCCACCACGCATAGGAGAAGAACGCGAGTTTCTGCGATTGCTCCCGCTTGTGCGCTTGAAAAGTTTTCGACTCCGACTGCGTTTCATACGTTTTCGTCTCATTTGAGATCCTCCATAAGTTGAAAGAGTTCTTTGGTTTCGGCCTCATTAAGGCCAGTAGTAGCACCTTTACGTTGTAAATGCTCCATTTTGCGGTTCTTCCAATTGGGATAGATACCAGGCGTTTTGCCCTTACTTATCTTAGGAACCGCTTTGCTAGCACTAGATGTTGTGCCACGCAATTTACTCCGGAGATTGGCGATACCTTTCTTGAAGCCGCCGAAGACATTTTTCGCCGTATTGCCTAAGCCAGTGATAATCGACGCAGCCTCATCACCAACACCAGTTTGAGAATTAAGCCGCGAAGCATCCGTCATGTCCTGCATCCATTTGGGAAGACTGTTGTAAAAGTTCAACATGTTTTGATCCAGGGTAGCAGAGACATTCGCTCTGGCAGTATTAGCCCTTTGTAGGGCAGAAGAAGCACCACGCGAGATCCCGGCAGACATGTCGGGCAGCGAAGGTGCAGAGCCGGTCGGCGTTGAAGCGCCTTTACCACCGGCAGACAGAATAGGGTTAAGCCCAGCCGCACGCAGGTCGGCAACCTCACGTTGGTGGGCAGTATTAGACATCCGTTCTTGAAATTTGCGATTGAATGTCGCTTCATCGGATGCCTGTTTCGCCGTAAGGGCAGAAGCACCCAGGCCCCCCAACGGGGACCCCACGGCAGAATTGACAGTACCAAGTACGTCTTTGAAAAATCCCATGTTTGTCATCCTTTTAACAAACAAACGTTAAATGACTAGAAATGATCCACTAGGCCGGGAACGCTGTAAACGGGCATCGGTCTAGTAGCAGAAATATCGAAGAACGCATCGAAAGTAAAAGTTGGTTCGTCGACGACAGCAACCACACGTTCGATCGGCATGTTTTCTTCGATGAAATCCTTGTTAAGTACAGGCAACTCGCTGAAATCCTGAGACAGGTGCCAGACATCGAGAGAAGTAGGGTCAACAGAACGCATCTTCCCAGTAATCATGGAAGGAGCGTAACGGTATTCGGCCCAACGTTCTTGATAGCCGAACACCTCCAGATCCTCAGCAGTATTTTGAGCGTAGATTTCCTGATTAAGGACGGCTTGCTCTCCCAAATGGGACAACGCAGGCCAGAAGAAATCATACTTCGTAGAACGCGACCACATTTTATTTAAAGCGGTCTGGTAAGTGATGTCGGCTCGGATTTGAACAAAACCAAACACGTAACCATGCTCCACAAATGACTTCGTGAAACCAACTCCAGACTGCGCATGGTACCCAACAGCACCAAGAGTGCCAAGCGGAGAGCCAGATTCGAGTGTTTGTGTAGTCTGAGCCACAGGAGTAACCTGGATAGAACGAGAACCGCCGCCAAGGTACTCAGGACGTTGAAGCCGGGAATCTGGACTGTTTACGAGAAAGTGACTCTTGATTATCTCCGTGTAACGAGTTCCACCCCTGGCATCACGCTCAAGCAATTTTTGAAGCTGGAACGTCTCACGAAGGGAGTTGATAGTCGGCCCAACAGCCGAACTTAAATCAGCAATAAGCCCAGAATACCCAGGAGCAGTACTCACGCCAAGCGTCTTAAAATTAGGTGCCGTAGTACCCGAAGTAACCGTAGTACCAACGGGCGTATTCAAAGATTCAACATTAGCGGCCAAATGACCGCCACCATCAATCTGGAAAAGACCATATCCGGCAATACCTTCAGTAAAACCCAAAGTTTTTCCATCGCCTAGCACAGGCGCTTCGGTCCCAAGTGGAAGTTCTACCCCAGGGCCTTTCTGAGGCCAAGGAAGACAGGAAGTAAAATAGTCATGGCGTTTACCACGTTTGAGCAGGTTATAATTGGTAATATCGTCCGGACCTTCGTCGTGTTCGACTTTGACAGAGTCCACTAGGTTTTGATCACGAAACCATTCGTCAAAAATGAGATTGTATCCACGGAAGGGAAGGGCATTCACTGTAAGCCCGGCAACGCCCGTAGGAAGGCCGAAGTAATCGGCCAAAGAACCGATCGCAAAGCCATCGGTTATATCGGACTGAACCGTAGGTATGACGTAGTCAGTAGAGTCACCAGGATTTTTTTGCTCGCCCATAAAAAGCTGGAATTGATCCCAGACAAGGCGATTTGGAACGAAAAAAAAGAAAAAGTCCATGAACATGTTGTCCATGATCGGCACAATCGGGGTGTTAAGACGGGCAATCGACGACAGTTTCACGTTGAACGTGTCTCCAGGGAGAATTTCGTCGCAGTAAATAGGGTAAATATAATCCGGGTCCAGGGTTGTTTTATACCCATGGGACCGCTTGAACGTTGAACGCTGGATGTTTGCAGAGGGAATTCTCGAGAATTCATGACTCATGACAGACTTTTGTCTATGTCTTTTGAATGGCATTTCTGGCCCTTTCGTAACTAATGGTGTCAGTCCGCACAGTTAATATCAAGTAGGTGAACTGTGACCGGCCCTACTCGGGCTTCGCCGAGTCAGGTCCGGAGGCCGCAACAAGCGGCGTAGAAGCCTCTATAGGAGGCGTTGAGGCCGGGGGCGTATCAGGTCGCGGCTTGGGGCATAAACCCAGCTCCTGAGCCTCTGAGAGATTCTGAGGGTCATCCAGGAAAGAGAGTAGCTGACCAGGATCGTTATTAAACCTGGTACGCAGATGAGAAGGAAGCTTCGCGAAGTCGCTTTCCGCTTCAATAATACGGTTTTTCATATCATGAAAGTCCGTAGCATTGGAAAAATCGCCATACTGAGCCTCTTGCGCATTAGATTCAAGGAAACCCGTCACACGGTATTTCTTCATGACGTTGTTAATATCAACGTCGTTTTTGTGGTGTCCTTCCACCACAGAGCCTGCATCGGTAATAAACGATACACGCCGCGAGCCATTCGCTCGTTTCTCAATCACTTTTTTCATCTTATGTCCTTTCAAATGGAAAGAGGGGGCCACGTAACATACGCAGCCCCCTATGGTTAGAATCAGCAGATAAGACATCAATCTCATCACG